ACCAAAATAAAACTGGTGATGATTATTCTGCCGCGACTTATTCTCCATCAACCGAAGCCGTGCAATACGCAGATTACATCCTAAATCACTACTCGCGATATAGTCATGCCGACAAATTGTGCCTTGCCATCGATCTGGAGAAGCGCGGATGGAAAAATGATAATTCTAACATCCCTTTAAAAACAACTATGAACATGACAAAAGAACTATCGGAATCCCTGCTCGCAGCGTGCAAAGCGGCGGGGATTGAGAAGCCCAGGTATATCGCGCAGGATAAAAGCGGTATAATTTACCATTACAGCGCAAAGCCCAGCATGATCGAATGCGAGTGGCTTTACGATGACGATGACGATGAAGTCAACATTCTTGACCACCCGCCCTACGCCGATTACTGGCGTGAGAGTTTGATTGAGTGGGTTGAGCCGCAAGAGATGTTGCCAACTGTGTTTATACCGCATGAAGGCGAGCCACTAGCTGACGTTCTAGCGCGGCATAGTGAGCATGTTGCTGATGTTAGAAAAAAGGTTAGCGGTATCGAAGCTCTAGTATGTGAAGACATCGCCAAGCGTCAGCAAGTAGGCATTGCCAAGTATGGCACTAGCGTTGCGGAAAACATGCTGTCACATACGGAATGGTTACAACATGCTTACGAGGAATCTTTAGATATGGCGGTATATTTGAAACGAGCCATGGCAGAATTACAAACAACTAGCGGGAAAATTGAAATAGAAAATGAAGACTATTGATTATATGGATTACATATTTGGCACTTATTGTATTGCTGTTATTGCTTTTGTTTGCAATGCGACATATTTAATGTTTGTCGGTGCTGATAGTGGCGACATCCAAAAACAAGCCATAGAGCGTGGACATGCTGAATACGTGGTTGACTCAGATGGAAAAACAACTTGGCAATGGAAGGATAAACAATGACTAACAAACAAAAGCAAGCGCATGTTGCGCGGGTTATTAACAACGGCAGCAAGCGGCTAAGATTGCAGGTGTTGCGGAAGCGTAGAATGAAACCTAATGCTTTTGCTAACCTGTGGAGATGCAGAAAAGGCGCATGTCGAAAGCTCAGCAAATGAAAAACAAACAAAAGCAAGCGAGAGCATCGCACCTTTTCCGCAAGCGCAGGAGCTTCTGGTGGGTATTGCTAGCCAATCGGAACCCCGCATGGGAGAGAGCCTACGAAGTATCGTGGGAAGGCATGAGGAAGCGACACAAACAAAAACAAATCAACAATCAATAAAAAATATGAACGAACTAATCGACAAAACAAGGCAATGGTTTCACGACAAGGGGATCATCGCGAACAGCAATCCGCTCAAGCAATTAGAGAAAACACAAGAAGAGCTTACTGAGACGCGAGACGCAGCAGTCAAGTTGAAATTCCTAGGTGAGATTGTAGAATTACAATCTGGCGTTGGTGTTGACGAATGTCTTGATCTTCTCAACGAAATCAAAGATGGCATTGGCGATACAGTGGTCACACTCATCGGAGTCTGCGAAATGTATGGTTTTACACTTGAGGAATGTCTTCAGATGGCTTACGATACAATCAGCAAGCGCAATGGCAAAATGATCGACGGCATTTTCGTGAAATCAAACTAATCTCCAACTAATAAACAACATGCAAATACTAAAAGCAAACATCGGACTACAAAAAATCGAAGGCGTGAAAGTTTTCGACACAAAAACAGGCGAGAAATTCGTCGCAATCCCAGTGAAAGCTGCGAACATCTTTGTCTCAGACAAGGGTGGGATTTACCTGAATTGCGACATTCTTGAAAACAAGAAAGGCGAAGATCAGTATGGGAACACCCATATGATTACCCTCGATATCGGTAAGGATCGACGCAGCGCAGGTGAAAAAGGCGTGATCCTCGGCAACTGCAAAACGCTTACGATTGGTCAACCTCAGAAGCTGAAAGATGACCAGGAGGACGATATTCCATGGTGATACTTTATAAACCTTCCTCGCCCAGCATTGGCTGACGCGAAGAAAACCCCCTGCCGCATCGTTCAGGCGCGGCGGGGCAACAACTCTCAAGAACACACAATATGAAACCGATAAAACTACTACACATCCTTCGCAAGATGGATTGCGAGCGTCAAGCCCGAAAAGAGCTTCCACCGTTTATCCTACACCACAAGATTTCCCGCGCTATTTTTTTGCTGGAATTACTAAAATACGACACTCCAGTAAGAACCGCGCAGATACCAGAGGATTCGCGAATGATCGTTGATTACCGATTCACAAAGCGATGGGAAAACGCTGGTGAATACATCATTCAAGGTTGCCAGCCACGTGCCAAATACTCGCCGCAAACGGTCTATACATACATCCTAACCGACAAGGGGCGTGATGAGGCAAAAAAGATTGAGGCGAATTTGCAGCGGATGATTGACACAGTATCGAACAAAAACAGAAAGATTGCTTAATATGAACACACAACCAAGCACAACAAAGAAGATAGAAGCATGGCTTCTCAGAGGACACAAGATAACACCACTGCAAGCACTCCAGAAATGGGGATGCATGAGATTGGCAGCGCGGATTGCAGAACTCCGTAACAAGGGTATTGCTATCAGCACTACTAAGGTGAAATCCAACGGCAAAACCTACGCACAATATAAAGCCCTATGAAAAAAAGAGCTAAGAGAGCGAGCGATGAAGGGTTTAGTATGATTTGCGGCAGACCGAGACACAAGCCGTGGGAGCAAAAGGCTACGATTGTCTTGCGTTTATCACAGGAAACGTATCAGCGCATCAGGCGGTTATCGTCGCACAGGAGGTGCAGCGTAAGCCAGGCGGCAGAGTTACTCATGCGAACGGAGGAATCAGAGAGGATCGAGCCGACAATGCCGATTGACTACTCATTCCTGCAAAAGAAGGGCAACAGCTACACAGTATTAGACATTCTGAATTTACCATGAACACACTAAGAGGATTTCCAAAACGATACGAGGATGCCCCACCAGCGACAGGCGATGGATGGTTGGCAAACTATGCCAAAGCACTCGCCACAACCGATTCTGGGGGCATTACGATCCTTTACGGAGGATATGGCACAGGCAAGACACGCATGGCTTGGGAGGTAGCTAGAGCGCATAAGTCCAAACGTCCAACAATCAGCAATGGCGGCATTGGATGGACGACAAGCACGAAGAAACGCCCGATGGTTTACACCACAGCAGTGAACTTGTTTTCAACGATCAAATCTACTTACACTTCTGGATCTGTGAAATCAGAAAAGGAAGTTGTATCGGATTACTGTGAAGCCGCCTTACTGGTGATAGATGAAGTCCAGGAGCGTGGGGAAACACAATACGAGGATAGACAGCTAACCGCCATCATTGATGCGAGATACGCCGCAGATATGCCGACGATCCTGATTTCCAACTATACATGGGAGAGATTAGCATCTACGCTATCTCCAGCCGTGATTGATCGGATCGAGGAGAATGGGGCGAAACTATCGTTTAACTGGCAAAGCTACAGAACCAAAACAAAATGAACACATTACCAAATGACGTAGCCCGATGCGAGGGCGTGGGATTCGACGAGGACGGCGAATGGGACTGGCGCGAAGGATGCGAGACATGCCTGCGCAGGACAGCACCGAGAAATGGCGTGAATTCCTACATCGAACCGCCGAAAATCATCGCTTTCTGGTGTGAATTTCACATAGAACCAAAAGAAACAAAACCATGAAACCAAAACATTACGCAATATTAAGTGATTGTATCGAGGAGGGATGTCGTTACGGCGTTATGAGAGCGCATAAGCATACGGATAACCCATCTCACAAGGTTATTGAAGAGGCTGTCCACTCCGCTATTATGGAGAGGATTCACCAATACTATGATTTTCCAGAGGCGGAACACCAACAATGAACACACAACTAAATGAGTTACACTTATTTGCAGGAGCAGGGGGAGGTATCCTCGGTGGGATGCTTTGCGGACATACCACAGTATGTGCTGTCGAGATTGAACCTTATTGCCGAAAAGTCTTACTCCAAAGACAGCGAGACGGAATCTTGCCAAAGTTCCCAATCTGGGATGATGTGCGAACCTTTGACGGAAAACCATGGCGAGGGAAAGTTGACATCGTGTGCGGGGGATTCCCTTGTCAAGACATCAGTTGCGCTGGGAAAGGAGCGGGAATTGAAGGATCAAGAAGTAGTATGTGGAAACACATGGCGAGAATCATCGGTGAAGTTCGACCTAGATACGCTTTCGTGGAAAACTCACCAATGCTTGTGGGAAGAGGACTTGGAACCGTCCTCGCTGACCTTGCCGAAATGGGGTATGATGCGGAATGGGGTATTGTGGGAGCGCATCACGTCTCCGCTCCTCACCGAAGAGACAGAATCTGGATCGTTGCTACCGACTCCAACTTGTGCAGATGCGACGATGGGAGCTATCCTGAACGACAACACGAAGCTAATAACGCTGAAGTCAGGCAAGCTAAGGAAGATCAGCAATCAGGGAGTATCTGGCAGCATTGGACTAGCTCGCACGGTTGCGATGTGGCCAACGCCACAAGCCAGGGATTACAAGGGGAGCAGCGGCAGAAGCCTCAAGGGTTTAGAGTTGGATTTGCCAACAAAAGTCAAGATGTGGCCAACTCCAACTTGCCACAACGCAAAGGAATGCGATGCACCAGCAGAAGCAATCAGGAACACGCCGACATTGTGCCACGTTGCTCGTGGTGGGGACAAGACCCAGCCGAAGCACCTAAATCCAACGTGGGTCGAATGGCTCATGGGGTGGCCTCTAGGGTGGACAGACTTAAAGCCATTGGCAATGG